TCTAGCCATGCATCTTTAGTAGTGGGTGACGGATACACTTCTAGTGGGGCAGTACACTCTATATTGCGTCTGAGACCCACACAAATCACGATTATGGACGAGTTTGGTAAGCGCTTGGAGGCTATAAGCAGTCAGCAAAACTTTAACAGAGAGGACGGTATACAGACGCTTATGGAGGCTTGGGGCAGATGCCACGGTGTTTTAAGGCCTGATAATTACTCTTTGATGAGTATTCCAGATCAATATAAAGAACAAAGCATCAACCGTCTTACTTATAAGCCTGCAATTACCTTAGTTGGATTATCGGTACCAAAAAACTTTTACAAAGCATTAAATAGCGGAAGGATACAAGACGGTTTCCTAAACAGATTTTTAGTTGTGGAATCAACAGAACCTAGAAGAGTAGGCAGTCTCAAGAAGTTTAAAAAAGCACCAAGCAACTTAATTGATTGGGTCAACTATGTGCGTAGACCAAGAACCAACTTAGGCGATCTACAAAGAGATAACGCAGAGTTTGATCTGCAACAAACCGTCTTGAAGTTTGATAAAGAGTCGCAAAGTCTATTGCAGGATTTTGCTGCTGAGATAGTTAAAAGACAGGACGTGCTAGAAAAAGATAATCTAGAACCTTTGCTGTCTAGATCAAGAGAAAAGGCCATGCGTCTTTCGCTATCTGCAACCTTAGCCACTCATATAGATTCTGAAACGATACCAGGTGATATCACTAAGTGGTGTATAGATTTTGTTAGATACTATGACTCTTTGTTTATTGAAGCATGCAGAGACAAGGTGGCTTCTTCAGCTACAGAGTCAAAAATCAAACAGGTGTTGTCTTACATAAGGTCCAGAGGAGAAGAAGGCATATCAAAAAGAGATGTTGATAGGCATGAATTGTTTAGAAGTATGAAGTCATACGAAGTCAAAGAGATAATAGAACGACTCAAAAATTCAAGAGAAATACAGGAGACAGAAGTAAAAGTAGGCGGTAAAGGCAGGCCGACAAAAAGATTTGTTGCCGTAGATCCTACTTTCTTTGAAGAATGATGAAGATAGATAAAAAAGCTCTACACGAAGCAACTGTAGATACGACCTTAGCTTTACCTATCAATTGGTTCTTATCTTTTTTTGTTTTACAAATTTTATTGTGGTTGGATTTCCAATCAGCATTTTTTCTTTCACTTATACAGGTAATTGTTTTAACAATATTTTCAGTAATCAGAAAGTATTTTATTAGAGTTAATTTTAAAAGGAGAGCTTATGAAAACACCAAGCTTAGAAACCAGAGACGATCAAAAGCGTGAAGAACGTGTAGCCGGATTTCTTGAAGGATTATGGGGGGTAAGTTGTCACAAACTGCCTACTAATTATTCAATAGACTTTTGGATAGAGTCTGCAGAGAAAAGCTATTGGTGCGAGGTAAAATGCAGAAGTTTTGCAGCGACTAAATACGATACTTTCATACTGTCAGGCAACAAGCTGCGTAAGGGTGCTTCTTACGCCGTTAGCACGAATATACCGTTCATTATTGTTTATGCTATGACGGACAGCGTTTGGTATCATCAATGGGTGCCAGAGCACGTTTATGACGTCAGAATGAACGTAAACGAGACCCCCACTTACGAGGAAGATAACGAACCTTATATTCACATACCAAAAAGCATGATGACATGCTTATCAGACAAACCGCTGGGTATGGATAGAAATGAAATAGGTTTGCTTTAAATTATACGTCTGCCGGATAAAGCTTCGGCTAAAGCTAGTCGTTCAGGACTTATTTCTGTTTGTTGGATAGGGTTGACGTCAGGCAGCTCAATAGAAACTGTCGGGGGCGATATTGCCCTTCTAATTTCATTTTGCGTATTAATAATATCTGATTTATTTGCATCTAATATTTGTTTCAGTTGGGCCGCAGCCTCTTGTGTCTCTTCAGATTGTATGATGTTATCAACTTGATCTGAAATACCTTCAAATAAACTGCCAGAACCTTCTGATATGCCTTGCGCTGTAGCATTTCTTACAGCAACCGCAAAAGCGTCTAATACTTTCATAACGCTTCCCTTGTCAGTTTTAGCAAGATTTCCTACTATAAATGGATTTGACATTACCTCTCTAAAAACAGCGAGGCCTGCAACAGTAGGCAGCATAGCCAAGTTAAATGCATTTACGGCTATACCGGCTGCGATAAGAGTACCTGCCGCACCCCCAGTGCCTACTTCACCAGCGGTAAAGATATCTATACTTTTCTGGAAGTCGCGTAAGCCTCTTGCTACTTGAGTACCAAACATTTCATTAAGGGTTTCGTCTCCATAAGAATCTAAAGCGCTTTTTAAATTACCAGGCTTGAATATATCTACTATATTGCCCTTGCCGTTGAAATCTACAGAGTTTTTCAAAAGCTTTGTCATACTGGCGTTTTGTATCTGTCCAAAAACTTCTGGACTTACTGTGTCCTTAAGTATTTTTATGTTTGATGCAGAGTTTGGTCTAAATATAATATCTGTAGTTTCTTCAACCGTTCTATTAGGTAAATCTCTAAACAAAGCATTTTGTTCTCTTTTAGCAAGTTCTTCTGAGGCTTGAGAAAGGGCGCTTAATTTTTCTATAAATTCTTTGCCTGGTTCTGTTTTCACTAAACCTGTTTCGCTTTTATTTATATCGTCAATAAGATTTTTCATCTCTCTTGGTTTTAAGTTTGGTTTTAATCTATTAATTTGCTCTAAAGTTTCTCTTAGTAAAGTAGCTGAATTTGATCCTGCTTGGTTTGTAAAAATTAAATCTAATTTTCCTGGAAAATTTCTTTCAAAATTTAAAATTTCTTTGGAGAATTTATGAAAATCAAAAATACCCGTTACAGGATCCTCTGCCTCTAAAGCCGCATCTTTGAATAATCTTTGAGCAATAGAATTTTTTATAAACTGTGTCCTGTCTCCTGACTGCCCTTTGATATTTACTAAATATTTATCATACTCCTTTGTAGCTTGAAACAATGCTGATAAATCACCTTTGCTACCTTGAGTTATAAATTTGTCATATATTTCATCAGGATCAAAGCTTCCTGTTTTAGCTTGAGCCCTCATTTGATTAATTTTTGCCTGGTTAAACGGCGCAATCCTGTCTGCATATTCTTTATTGATTCTTCTTAAATTTTTGATTTGTTTAGTAAAATCAACTGCTACTTCAGTTGGTAAATCCAAACTTTCTTTAAGTAATATATTTGGATCCTCTATAGCTTTGAAGAATTCTATTAGTTCTCTCTCGGCCTTATGTGCTGCGTTGTTTGCCAAACCTTTATTTTCAGGCAAAGAGTTTTTAAGTCTTAATGTTGAAAGTGTGCTTCTTACTGTGCCAAGTTTTAATGTCCCTTGATCTATTTGTTTTATGAATTCATCTGCTACTTTAGGTATAGAATTTATAAATTGTACAGAGGCATCATCATCTGGAACTATACCTTTTTGTAGAAATTTATCTCTATCTTTTGCTTCTTCTATGTGTCTTTTCATGTTTTGTAAATAAGGTCTTAAAGTCTTTCCTAAAGCGCTTTGTATTTTTCTATTTACTGCAGGGTCGTTGCTAAAATTGTTCAATAGCTCGTCTATACCAACGTATTTCTTTTCAAATTGTTCGTGTATTGATTTGTAAGCTTCTTGTAAAGTTTCTCCGATCTGCTTGTGGATTGTAGATTTTGCTGGGGCTCCTGATGCAAGGCCCATATCTGTAATATTTTCTGCAGTTTCATTCAATAGTTTTACTAAAGATTGTGTTACATCAGCTTCTTGTGTTCTGAGCGTTCGCAAAGTTGCATCTAAACTTTCATCAAGAGATCCCTTGACGGCTTCTGATATATATTCATCAAAAGTTTCTGTCTCTAAATTTATTTTTTTCTTCAGGTTGTTAAGCTCATCAAATAAAAATCTAGTTGTTTGAATCTGCCTTTTATTGCCAAAAACTTGCTCTGCTACGGCTTGCCCTCTACCCACCAGCTTTCTGTTGAGAGCGCTTTGTGAAGGTATGGCCTTTCCTGATAGAACAGAGACTTCTCCGTTTTTTATGGCTCTTCTTATTTCTTTTTCTGTAGCCTCGCGCCCCAATCTTCGGTCTAAAGCTTGAATGTCAACTCCTGATCGGCCTAAAGTGCCTTGTCGATAAAGTCGTATATCGTCAAAAGGTTTTTGTTTCCCCAAAAGCAAATTGAAACCAACGCCAAAAAGCTCACCAACACCTTGCGCTATACCGCCTAAAAAGAACTCCCCAGTAAGTAGTTCTGCAACTTCTTTTTGATCCTGTAGTTGTAATCCTGCATTTGCATCTGCGAGTTCCTCTGCGCCTTTACCAGTTGCTGATCCAATAGCAGATTGCAATACTCTTTGTGCTCTTGGGTTTCTTAAAATTAATTTTACAATATTGCCAACTCTAGCAGCCGGCGATAGAAAGGTTATGGCACCCGCAATAGGACCAACGATACCTGAAAGATCGGCCAGATCTCCACTTGCATCAAAACTTCTTTCATCTATAACAATATTTTTTGGCAGTTGTGTGCCATCTGATAGTTGTTGATATTGTTTTAAATCAGCTAAACCTAGTTTGTCCAAACCAGAGTGCGTCAAAGCTAAATTATCTTTACTGTCCCTTGTGAAACCATTTGAACCAACTTTGGATGTAAGCAAAACATCTTGCTCTTCCCTAGTTTCCATTCTGCCTAACAAGGATCTCAATCCTTGAACATTCGGTACACCAGTTTCATAATCAAAAGCTAATTGATCGTAGTATTGACCTGCGGCTTTTGTTGCGATTTTTGTTTTTACTAAAGCGGCTGCTTCTTGAGGCGTATTAGCCTCTTGTTGCACAACAACTCCGTCGGCTATTTGTATTTGATAGACAGGCATATCAAACTTTTTCTCCGGCTAAATTAAATACACTACCTTCCTTCCTTGATGAAATTGTACGGTTGAATTGTCCCATATCTATATTTCCAGAAGTCAAAAATTCTAACAGAGCTGGATTTGATCTAAGATATCCAATACCGCCTTCATCTTGAAGAAAAGAACCTTGTGTTCTTATTTTGTTTGCTCTTTGCGAAACACCTCTAAGTAATTGATCCTTAGTAATATTCAACTGTTCGATAGTTTCAGCGTTTGTAGTAAGGACTGTTATTTTCCCTACTAAACGATTAACCAAATCCCTATCAACATTCGATATAGTTTTACCTGATTCTCCTAAAATATCTCTGATATTTCTTTGTGCTATTTGATTTAGTAAAACTAAAGCTTGAGTTCGTTTACTTAAGTCTTCAAACCTTTTGCCGCCAGGGTCAGACTGGCCGCTTGTGTTGAACAAACTTGCTCCTACGTCAAAACCTCTGTCTATCAAAGCCGGTATGCTCGTTACAGAATCTTGTTCTAGTATTGCTAAAGCTTGGTTAATCAATTCTATAGTGTCAGCGTTCCTTTCAATTTGGGATAATTCATCTCCCATTTCAACCGCAGTATCGACAAGTTTCTTTTTCATGCTGTCGCTTGGTCCAGTGTCAGCTCCAGCCGTTTCAAGTATTTGTTCGCGTAAAAATTCTGTAGCATCTTTTAGTTCTTCCTCTTGCTCTTGCGCTGAAGCGATAATCCCACGCGCTAATCCAGGACCCATTTGCCCAGTTAGAACAAGCTGTTCTCCTATATTTTTTATGGCCCTTTTAAATTCTGGGCTTGTGAAAAAACCCTCCCTTGGGACATCTACTTTAGCCTCTGCGGTTTCCTCTTGCCTTCTTCTGATATTGATCGTACCTGGTTCTTGGAAGGTCGTTTTAGCTATTTCTTCTAAATCCTTTGCTTCATCATCAATTACAAATCTAGGATCTACCACTTCAGGAGTGCTAATGACCTTAGTTTCATCTACAGGAGTTTCAACTATGGGTACTGGTTTAGGATCGCCAAGGTCTGTAATTCTTTTAATGTCCTCTTCTCTTTTTTCTTCTTCTTCTTGTAAAGCTTTGATAGCTGGGTTTAAATCTGCAAACTCTCTAATATCATCCGCAGTAACGCCTGGTTTTAATTGATATGTAGTTTCAATAGCAGATGCTTCAGAAAGCCCTGGTATATAATTTGCTCTATTTTCTGCCAATTCGTCTCTACTTATTTTACGTCGATCAAAAAACCTTGCGATAGGTCTGGTACCGATTTCGATATCACCTATACCATATGAGGGAATTGGTATAGTAGTTGATCTTAAAAAAGGTGCCAAAGACCCTAAAGTTGAAGCCCCAAATGAAGCAGCATCTCCAGCTAAATTTAAAACCTGTCTTTGTGTGTTTAAAATAGCTGCTGTGGGATCCTCGCCCCCTAACTGTGTAAGATCATTTCTTTTATAGTCTTCGAAAACCTTACTTACTTCTGAACCTAATCGAGTTCCTGGGGCGTTTAATATTGTGTAAACTTCACCTCCGCCAATAATATTGTTATCTAATAACTCTTTCAAATTAGTAGGAAAAGTAAACTTTTTACCGTTAATTATTCCCTCGTTAGGACCTAAAGGTAGACTTGAAGTTTCTGATCTAGGGTCTACAAAAATAGAGCTATCGGGTAAATCTTGAGGTGTTACGGGCGCATCAGATAAACTGCCTAAACCAGTATCTAGTTCAAGTGTAGGTAGTGTTGAAGTGTTAGGTTGAGTAAAAGGATCAACATTCACGTTGATGTCTGGCTTCGGCACTTGAAATTGTGGATTTACTATGCCGCCAGCATCAGCAACTATCCTTTCTACATCAGCAAAAGAAACGCTGCCTCCTAGTGCATCAAAAATTTGTTGCGCTGAAAAACCTTGCCTTACTAACTCATTTATAGCGGTTTGTTCTGCAAACCCACCGTTAGCGAAAAGGCTACGGTCCATAATAGCCATTAAGATCCTCCAGTAAGTTGTGCGTAAGCTGAAAATGCAGTCCCTAAACCTGTTGCTTTAGGATCAGGCGGTAAACCGTAACCGCTAGATATTCTTGACTCACTAGCTTGATAACCTGGCAATAAACCACCCACTAATCCAAGTGTTTGCAAAGGTAAAGCTTGTTGATCGGTCTGTTGTTGGAATCTACGTCCTGCTTCTAAGTCTTGTATGCCTCTACCAAGACCACCAAGTTGTAAAAGTCTGCCGATATCAGTACCAACTAAATTCTGTCTTTCTCTGCCAAGACCGCCAACATCAGAGCCAAGGCCTCTAAGTAATCCACCAAGACCTGTCTCACCTGCCGCAAGTCTTTCAGTAGCTGCTTGTTCTCTACCAAAATCTGCTATTGATCTATCCATAGCTCTGTCAAAACCTTGCGATCTAATGCCAGATAAAATCCTACCTAGTCCTTCACCTCTAGCCGCTTCTACTTCTTCTCTTTTCAATCTGCCTCTAGAACCAAAAGCGCTTTCTCCCACTCTACCAATATCTCTTGCTAAGGCACCTTGATCTTCAATAGCAGCTTTACGGTTAAAATCTCTGATAGTTTGTTGGACAACTGCATCCTCAAAGGGGTCCATAAATTTACTTACAGAAGTTGGGTCATAAGCTCTACCAACCGCACCTCTTAGTGTTTCTAGTCCTGTCAGATATTGTTGTTGTGCATCACCTAAAAGATCTTCTTGTCTACCTAAAAACCTATCGAATGCTCCTGTTTCAGTTTCACCTAAACGTATTGCTCTTTCTTCTATCGGCGACAGGCCAATAGTTTCTCTAAGGGGAACGTCTGTTTGTAATCTATCGGCTGCCGCCTGTTGTAACTGATTAAAAAAACCTGGCGTTTGAGCAGTGCCAAAATACAGGCTCCTTAACAAAGGATCTGATTGTATTTCGACTATATCTTGTGTCTCAAGTCTAGGGTCAGTAGAACCTGGCGCATCTAACATGCTAATACCCAAGCTTGGTTTTTGAAAAAATCCTATCATTACGCTACTCCTTCAAAAATTCTCATTAACTTCATCATGTTTTTGGCGCCCATTTCTCTATCCGGACTACCGTTCTTCAAAAGCTCTATTCCTGTTTTTGTTTTTGATACTTTAAATCCACCAGCACCGTTGTTGGCTTTAGCGGTCATAACAAACTCGCCATCACTTAGCATAGCTGGTATGTCGTCTGATGTTCCGGTACCAGGACCATTAACATCACCACCGTTACGCATATCCAGCTCAGCTAAACCGCCAGTTGCCATCCTTCTCCTTGGTAGTCCTACTTTTCTTTTCGGTCCAAGGCCTAGATCAAAGCCACCGCTGCCAAAAACAGGTTGTGGCATAAGATCAGGTCTGATTGTTGTTCTTACGTCTTTTATGCCGCCTTTTGTCCTCTCTGTAGCCTCTTCAACGGCTTTACCGTAGGCGGTGGCCAAAGCTAAAGCTTTAGGGTCTAGGCCACCTTTCGACGGGTTAAATAATGTTCCAAGCCCACCACTATCATCAAAACCTAATAAATCATCAAAAAAGAAACCAAAGGGGTCGTCCTTTGCTTTATCTAAATTTAACTTATCGTAAAAAAAATCTTTTGCTTTGTCTGCTAGACTTTTTTCTTCGTTTGCAGCAACTACGTCATCTGAACTTGTTGGCTCAACACCTTGCCTTCTTTGAAAATCTTCAAAAGTATTACCTGTATCTAAAGCTTGTATTCCTGTTGATAAAGCGGTTGGAGTTGTAAGAGCTAACTCAGAAGCCGAAGGCGTAAAGTTCTGAGAACCGACCACGCGCATACTTTCTGCAAAACTGCCGTCAGGTAACCTTACTGTACCACCTCCTGATGGAGCGTCCGACACTGCTAACGATGGCCCTAAGTTTTGTGAAACCAGACTATTTGCCGCAGCCGCGTTCCCTTCTTTCAAAAGAGTTAGATAATCAACTTTTAATTGTGGATTGATTGCACCTAATTTACTCGCAGTTGCTGCTTTACCAATTGATCCACCTGCAGCGCCTAATGCTGCCCCTATAGCGCCGCCTTTCAAAATATCTTTGGCTTTTTTACCTTTTAACAAAGGATCTGTAGCTCCAGCTACACCGCCTGCTAAAGCACCTAACTGTACAGGCCCTAGAGGTATTCCAGATAAAGTCAATCCCAAAGCAACTGCATAAGGTGCAGCATCTTTGGTTCTTTTTTCTAATCCTTTTGCTAATGATTTAGCTCCAAGCTTTCCATCAACGCCTAATAGGTTTTTTAAACCAGGTTTTTTGGTAGCGCCTTTAACAAACTTCTTTACGCCTTTGCCTACGCCTTTGAGGGTCTTTCCTATATCTTTTATGCTAAAAAATTCTGGTAAGCCAGTTTGCGGGTTGATTGAATTATTTGCAGATCCAACCGTAATTCTATCTATACCTACGCCTTTAGCGGCTAGGTCGTTTTGTATTTGTTTTTGTAATTTCTTATCAAGAGTATTAGGCGGTATAACCATTTCACCTGTACTCAAGTGGGCTAAGGTATCGTCCCCAAACCTTCCTAACTTTGCAATACCACTCAAACTGTTTTGTAATTCTTGCATAATATTATGAAATCGTAACTGTTACTGCTCCAACGGAAGCAGTCATAAAGGCAGGGAACTTAACGTTTTCGTTAGCCACTGTTAGTAAGGCGAAGGGAGTGCTTAAATTAACAAACTCTACCCCATCGAATAATTGTAAGCTGTTTGTGGTCGTATTAAATATTAATGAACCTTCATTAAATTTAAGCGTATCACGCTCAGCTTCTGTCAATTGTAGCGTATTGTTCGGGTCAAAACTACCTAAGTTGATCTCTAAAATACGAACTAATCTATTAAATAATTCTGCTGTTACCTCGCCATTTGCAATCGGTAATCTTGTTTCTAGAAGCTTTGCCATTATCTTCTACCATCTCTTACCACGTCATATCGGGTGGAACCATAACGCCAACCTACACCTTGGTTTGATTCTTGACCGTCGTTGGAAGCAATCCTCAAGGCAATCTGTCTGCCTCTGGCTCTTATGTGTGTTTGTTGTGTGGTTGGAGTTACCGTTGATGTATCAACCGTAGTCAAAGTATCTCCTGGAAAATTTCTTGTTTTGGTTACTATATTGACAGTAGAACCAGAATCATTATCTAAAAATTTAATATCTGGTATGAGCCTTCTGATGAAAGAAAACGAATCACCTTCCCCAATATCAAAGTCTGAAGATTCAATAAATACGTTAGTCATCTCTGAACCGTCGTCATCAAAACCGTCCTCGTGTTCATACAAATACCCGCCTGATACAGCCTGCGGATAATTTTCTATACCAGCATCAAGCCAAGCTGTTCTTGATAATTGTCCGTAATACCAGATTCTGTCTCTATAATTATAAATAACGTATCTATCTATCTCTGAAGAACTAGCTGATGGATAATACCAACCAACCTCTGAATGTTTGTTATTAGTGAAAGCCTGTACTTTGTATATTTGTGAGTTGTTTATATCGCTAAAGACATAATTTTTAACCGTACAAGGCAGCTCTGCTACGGTACCGTTGTAAGTGTAAAAAGAATCGTAAGACATAAAATACACGCCGTCAGGGGCAGTAACGGCTGCCTTTGGACCTACAAGACCGGTTGATTCGTTTATCAAGTTGACTGCAAAAGTAAAAGGCGGTCCTACAAACTGCATGTTGTAAACAGATGTGTCGGTAAAAATTATAATCTCTTGTCTTGATTTAACTGCTCCCATAATTTGCGATCCTGAAGATAAACGCAAAGAACCTGCTGTATTAGTTAGTTTTGGTTCAAACTCAAGTAAATCTTCTTGGTCGCTGAAAGCAATAAACATAGGATCTATAGCTTGCGTTCTGGCTGTACCCGCAGTATTAAGTGGATCTGCGCCGAGAACTATTAGATGTCTATCTATTTCAGAGGTTAATACTTGTAAACCAAGGGTGGGGACAAGATTGGCTCCAGCAATACCTGAAAGCTCCTGGCCTCTTTTTGTGTTTTCTGTAGAAGCAGCGCTGCTAGGTAGTCCAACACTTTGATCCCATCTATAGATACCACCCCCTCTTACGTTAAATACTAAATCTTCGCCGTAATTATCGTGTGTATATATTCTAAGTTGATTTGTTGCAGAAAGCGGAGTTGAAGAACCCCAACCGCCAGATCCCCAAGCGCCTACACCCCAACCCGTAGATTGCACAAATAAATCAAGACCTGTATTTATTTGATAGTAACCGTCAACGCCTGCTCCGCCATCACCTGATTCATCACTAGAAGTGGCTGTAACTGTATTACCTGATGTGTCTTTAGCTATAATTTTGTATGAGTCGCCATCAACAATAGAAGCGATTTGATACTCCTGATTTAATACAGCTGCAGTAATAGTGCCGCCTAAAGAAATAGCTCCTTCGATGCTAACAAAGTCATTTTGTACTGCGCCATGACCAGTATCTGATACTGTTAATTCTGATGAGCCATCTGTAGCAGAGAAGGTTATGCTATTTGTGCTTTCCTTTCTTATTGGAGTTATATCTGAAAAACTTGCGTTGTTTTCTACTACATAATATTTGAAATGAGTGCCTACGCTTAAAAATTTTGTACCAGCTAAGGAAATCCAGTTATGTAAAGCTCTAGCGGTTCCTTGATATGTAGTATTTAAAAGTTTTGACCAGCCGCCAAACTTTTCTGGATGGCCCATACGGAAACGCACAAGGTTGCAATCAAACCAACCGCCTTCGTTATCGTATGCAGTCCCCTCTCTATTTATTCCAGGCTTAAACTGTGCTTTTTGTAACGCCATCTATACCTCATGCCAATCTTTACCTTGAAACAACAAAGACTCTGCTTTCCTTCTCCTGACTAAGCCTTTTAAAACCTCGCCCCCAGCTTTGTTCCATCTTTGCATTTCAAAAGAAACATCATTTAGTCTACCTTGATTCAAAACGGTCAACATAGTTGAGTTTCTTAAATTGTTTGGTCCTAAATTATAAGTCCAACAGACTAAAGCATCAAATTGATGTTGCTCAAGAGGATGCGTCACATATTTTTTGACGTATTCTTCATACTCAGGCATTTCCTCTTGAAGCATGACTTCAGCTTCCTCTTGTGTAATTTTTAATCCTTCTTGTACGTCTTTTGTGTGACCGTAACCTATGGTCCAGACGCCAACGCTATCCTGATAAGCTTGTAATTCACACCCTTCAAATTTTTTTAACAAAGCAATACCTTCTTTTGATATGTTCATTTTTTCTCCTAATTAGTAGTTACGGTTCTATAGTAGACGACAACTTCTTTCAATTCTTTTATGTATCTCTTCAGTTCTTGCATGTTGTAAGACATAAGTTCGTAGTCTGGAACAGACATAGCTACAAAAACTAATCTGCCTTCCTCTTTATTTACTCTTTCCAAAAATTTATCAATATTCTTATCAGAAACGACATACCAATACGGCGCTTTAAGACTTAGTTCTCTAGGTAGAATTGGTTGTGCAATCTGTCTTTCTACGGGCTTTGCTACTACGTCTACCTTTTTAGGGATTAGACTGCAACTGTAAGCCATCATCAAGACTGTCAATATTGCGACTGTCTTGTTCAATACTTTCAAATACTTCTTTTGTACCATTATTTACTCTCGTTTCTATCAAGCCAGGCTTAGCTGCAGCTAGTTTGCTTAGATTATGCCGTTTGAATATATCTAAGTATCTAGACATTTCAAGCTCGATCTCTTGATTTTTGTTTTGTAAATTAAGCAGGCCTTGAGTTTGTAAGGCAAAGTCTTTTTGTAGCGTTTGTATTGTTGCTTTTTGTTCTTGATCTCGTAAATCAAAAGCCTGATTCAGAGCAGAGAGTTTCTGGTTTTGGTAGTACAAAAACCCAGATAATGAAAACAAAACCGCAATAACGCCTAAAAATACTTTTGCCATAACAAATTATCCTAAATTTTAACCTGAACTCTGCCTGATTACTATTGTTGATGCGCTTCCACCGTTTACCTTGACCTCGTTGACAACGCCGTTTTGTTCTAAAACAACGGTGTAACTATTACCGCTGTCTATATTAATTGCTGCGTTTGACCCAACTGCTCTAGTCATTTTGATCTTTTCACCTGTAACAATAGTTGTAATCTGCGTTTTAGTATCTTGACCAACGCTTGTACCTTTTATGGTTGTTGTTGTCGCCTCTTGAGCAAGCCTGTCTTCATCTTGTATTTTATCCAGCTCACTAATAATATCTAAAAGATCCTCCAGAAAATTTACGTTTAAGGCGTCGTAGTCCAACTCGGTAAACTGTAAACCCTCTTCTCCTAAGCTTTCTTCCGCAAGGTAATCAATATCTAATTCATTAAAATCTAATATAGGATCAACTGAATCAGAAGATTGTTGTTCTTCACTAGTTTCTTCAGACTTTTTTGGCGGCGAAACAATAAGCATGTTGTCAATAAAATCCAAAGATAAATCTAATATAACAGGGTCAGAGGGCAAACTTTCAAGTGTGGTGGTCGTTGTGGCCTGAAAAGCTTGATTTAATAAAACGGTGCCCATATTTGTGGTTATTGATATTTCTCCTGAAGGGGCGCCGTCTTGATCGGGTAAAAGAATAAATAAAGATTCTGAAGTGTCTGGATTTACAGTCACACTAAAATCTGTACCTCTGATACCTACGGTTGCAGAGTTTGTACGCAAAACCATATTTTCTTTAGGGACTTTGCCAGTAAGTCCTGTAGTAAAGCGTGCTGTACCTTTTAAAAAGTTTACAGCTAGTTTTGATTTAGATGGATCCGGATCAAAAACAAACTCATCAATAGTTACTTGCGAGTGTTCGGTAATTTTTATTGTGGTGTCATCAACAAATTTTATACCCATACGACCAGCTTCTGTTTGAGCTTTGTCGTAAGATTGAATTACAAAGTCTTTCGTAGCCGCAAAAGACTCATCTCGTTCTATTTGTGCAAAACCTGTAACTTCGTTGACCGAACCTACATCAACAACTTGTTGAGGTTCCTTGGTCGTTTTGGATAATGCAGAAAGATCCATTTGAGCCGTTACTAATGACCCGTAACCAATCGTTATCCAAAGTAGAAGCCTGCGTAACATTTAAAGTTCTTGAGCCGCCTGTATGATCTAAATAAAAGTAACCGCCTTGATAGCCATCGCCGTTGTAGTTTATCGTATTATCTGATCCGTCGATATCCATATAATTTGTTGCAAGATCAACATCAATATCAGAATCTATCGTATTGTTAGAACCGTTGATAATCCAATCTAAGTCTAAAGTTGATGCCATAGCTGCGGTTGCTTGATCTAAAGACATATCGTTTGATGATCCTGTTACTTGTATGTTGACGTTGCTTGAATCGGCGCCGTAAGTGTTGTTTGGATCTGTTTGTATGTCAAAAATATTAGAATCGCCGCTAAACTCAAAGAAACCGGTATATGAGTCTGCATAAATATCACCTTTGAATAAGTTGCTAGAACCTATTTGATTGATGTCCAGGGTCATAGTTACCCCATCAAGATCAAGAGCGGTCATGCTTCCTGCGGAAGCTGTTGCCCCACCAATCAAGTTTCCTGATCCTAGTTGCTCAACATCTATATTTATAGTGTTACCAACTTGATCTATAGATACTTCGTTATCTGCTGCAAACGCAATACCAAAGAAAAAAATTAAAAAATATTTAATCATCTTTGTAACTCCAATAGCCTTTTATTATACCTTTTTCAACGTTCTTTAATACTGCCATTTCGACAGCAGACTGCAAAGCTATGGTAATTGATTCATTTTCTACATTTCCGTTTTCGATTTCGATAAGTTCAGTATTGTTTCGAACAAACCTGAATATATCTTCGTTGATACCAACACTCAATATGCTTTTGGTTGTTGTTACCTCAGTTAGTATTCTGCCTGTTAAAACAGAGATAAATCGTAAGCTAACCGTAACCGTATCTTGTCTGTATTGTCTGCTCATGCCAATACCTAAGACCCTGCCGCCAGTTCCTCCGGTTCTAATATTGCTTTCGTAACTTACTACGGCTCCCTCTATAATTAAGCCTGCAAACATTAACGCTTTTAGTTTTTGCGGTTCGTCAAAACTTTCCCTAGTAGACCGTATCAGTTGTCTTTCTTTGCTAAGATTGTCTAGACCTATTCTCTCAACAACTTCAAAAAAATTACCCCTAGCCGTATTCTTCAAGGCTTGTATCAGAAGCGTATAAGGAGCTTGCGTGACGGCTGTACTGAATGTAGCAAAGGTACTGTTGCTGCGACGTTGGCCTGTTTGGTCTAAAAAAGAGTTTGGATATACAGCTACTACAGGTTTTACTTTGGGCTCTCTTAGTTCCCAAAGCTCTGTATTAATTACGGTTGCAACCTCTGCTAGTCTGGTTACTTTAAAGTTTTCTAATGAATATTCGGATTCTAATAAAACGCAACTAGAAAGTGAAACTATTAAGAGGAAAAGTAATAGTGGTAGTTTCGCCGTATTCATCTGTAACTATAAGTGTAATGTATTCATCATCAACCTTATATTCTATAGTGTTTCCTTCTAGTTCTATCGAACCTGAAGTTTGGGCATTTTCACCAAAAAGACTATCAACCAGTTGCGAACTAAGCCTAGCGTAAACTCTAGATTCTAAATTCCTAATAAATCTAGCAAGCGTAGTATTGTTGGCATCTCTTTCTGCTTCATCTAATAATGTTTGTTTTTTATCTTCAAGGGCCTGTTTTCTAGAGAACTGTTGGTTTTCTATAGTAAGAAAATGTTGTGAGGTGTTTATACCTGAAAAGCTTGGTGACTTAAATTTAAACACCATCTCATCAGAGACTAAAAAATTAGAAAATAATACTAAGCACAAACTTAGTAATATAAAAA